TTAGCTATTTCATTATAATTTTCATTTTTATTATTCCAATTGCCATAATCATAATTTCCCCTGTTATCATTACTTCCTTCATTCACCGCTAAACCATCTAAAGTTTCAAAAGGATTTGTATTACGACTATAATTGAATTTTTGTTTTATTACATTCTCATCGGCGTATATTTTTTGTATTTGATTATTATTAATTCTAAACGGCCCCAATAAGGCACTTTCATAATATTTATCAATATAAATTTTATTAAAATATTGAAATGGTAATTGATATTCTTTACCATATCTAGCTTCAGCAAAGAAATCAGAGTAATTATATTTTGAATAATAATTATTTGCAAAAGTATTTAGTTTTTGATTTGCTAATGCAATTTGTGTTGGATCTATTTCTATAATTGGATCATTAACTGAATCAGTATCTAATCTAGATAGAATTAAAGAATCGGCTCTAGTTAAAATATCTATAGTTGTTCTTTTTAAAGAATAACTTACTACTGCATAATTATAATGTGTTATAACTGGGGTGGCTGGCCAAACTCCAGCAAATTCAGGCCATGTGTTTCCAGAAGAATCTGCGTGAAAATGATATTTCAATTTTATCATTAAAGCGTAACACCCTTTAACTTGACCAGTAAAATATCCGTTTGCATTAATGACTGGGACCAAAAAATCACAATAAGTTATTTCTCCATTGTCAGATTCTAAATTAACGACTTGACTATCTTTTAATCTAAATTCTAAATCTCTTACTTGATTATTACTTGAAGTTTGTTTTAAATTTATATTTATACCTAGTTGATCAGCAGGAGGCTTCATTATCACCAACATCATATCATCATTAGTATTTGTTAATACATATTTATTTATAAAAGTATTAGTTAAATCATTTACGGTTAAAGACAACCAATTATCTCCAATTCTTCTTTTAAATAATTTATTTATATAATCTTTTTGATATACATTGCCAGAATTATATAAATTTTTTATTTCTGTAATATATGTAGTCAATGTGGATGAATGTAGATTCCATCTACTAATATCGAAAAAACCCATGCCAGCTCGCGCGCGTTTATTTGCAAGAGGACCACTACCCATTCTAGCAACTGGAGTTCCGTAACTTATTCTAAGTCCAAAATCATTAAAACTTAAAGTATTATCATTAGTTTTTTTGATAATTGTATTTGGAAAATATGGATTAACTATAGGTACTGTAGTGGTATTTTGTATATTTAATTGCTCTAATTTATAAACAGCTCCGCCATTGATAACGTCCTTTCCTTGCGAGTTGGTTGCTCTAGTTATACCCCAATCTCCATTCATATGTATTCTATTGGTAGTTTTATACATATTATTATCAAATCCAGCCCCCGTAGTATAACCATATAAAGCCCAAACCTGTCTCGCAGCAGCCAGTTCTGATGGCGCTGTTTGTTGCAATGCAAGATCTGGAGCATTTTTTATATTTAAAAAAACATTTTTTATTACTTCGGCTGTTTTTGTTTTATCTAAAACATATTCAGTAAATAGCGGTTCTTGAGGAATAGGATCAATACCACCCACATTAAAATCTAAACTAACAGATGAGGCCGCTTCAGCTTCAGCATTATTAGGTTCTTGGACTACAGTTCCATCAAGATAAATACCTTGTAAGATAGTATTATTCGTTAAAACTAAACCATCTTTATTTACCAAGCCTTCAATTGGCCCATCGCTTATTAGATCTAATGTTTCTGCATAACTGTATGATGCAGCTAAATTAATTTCGCCATATATAGGAGGATTTAATGAAGCAGGTTTAACTTCTGGTTTTGATTTCTTGCCAGCACCAGCAATATTAATTTTTTTTAATATATGCTTCATGTATTTATTAATTTTCTCGACAAAATCTGTGAAGAATTAGAATCTAAACCACCAATATTAAATTGATCTTGTGTATAAGCATCTCTTGTATCCCTAGATTGTTGATAGGATTTAATTGAAAACTGAATAACTTGAGCGCCAACTTTTAAGCGTCCATAACCGAATGGTACTGGCGAACCTTGATTAGCTAAATTTACTTTATTAGAAAACATAAAAGATTCCTCTAACGCTTTTGTGGATGCTGATGCTTGAGAGCTTGTGCTTTCATTATCAGCTAATAAATACTGTAAACCAAGTGATACAGCACTTAAAATTAAACCACCAACAATTTGTGATGCCAACATGGACGATGTAAATACTGTTGCAGTACCAATACCAATTCCAGCTAATCCAGCACTAATACCTGTTAAAACAGCTGCACCAATAGCTGCACCAGAACCAACAATCATAGGGACCAAATGTATTTCTTGTGGTGTATTTTTAATATCTAATTCAGATATATCTTGAATTTTTTGGTTATCAATAATTATTGTATAATTTAAACCCTCTCTAGATAATTCATTTATTCTATTAATAAAATTTTTCTTATTAACGTCGATAGCCTTTAGAATGTATTTAGTTCTATTTAAATTTAACTTTAAATTTTCACCAAACTCTTTTCCCAAAATACCATGTAAAGTAATATTTGTCATAATCTTTCCTTAACCCTTTCTAATATCTTTACATCATATTCAGAGTTTTTAGGTTGATAAATTTGAATTTTTTTTGTATTTAAGCTATATATCAAAAATGGTACACAACAATTTTCAGACATTTTAATATCAAATTCTGATGCACTTTCATCTCCAGTAATATGACTATGGAATATTGCAACAATAGAATTTTTTTGTTTAAAAAATAAATATCTTAATGCGTCAATTGCAAAAAAGTTTTGAGGATCTGCCGAGCAATTTTGCTCAAGTTGAACTACATATTTTTTTTCATCAATATTAAAACCTAAAAATCCGCAAATCTCCATGGATGGATGAAAATCCGCCCAATGTTTAATTTTATTTAAAGCGTCTATTATTTTTCTATATTTATAAATATTATCCATAACTAAATCCATCTGTTCCAGGAAATCCACCAAAATGTAAACTTGAATTATTAACTGTTTTTGTCCTTGAAACAGTTTCATTTTGTGTATATGTAATTGTTTCTGTTCCAAAAATACCTGATATTTGCAGGGGGTACAAATCTTGATGCGTATCTATAATTTGTGATGAATTTTCAGCATCAATTTGCATATCCCACCAAGCTATTAATGAGTTATTAATAATATTAGGCGTACTTTGTAAACATTCTTCATATTGACTAGGATATTTTACAGCTCCAATTGTTTTTATTAATGCTTGTTTTTCTGAAGTTATTAATTGACGACCCCATAAAGCCCAAGATGCTATTCTTCCATTTAAAGATCTCAATGTTTTATTTGGCATATGAAAAGAATTACCTAAAATTAAAGCTTCTGGTCGAAAACTTAATAATTGATTCTTATTAGATGATGTAAATGAATGTTGAACTGTATTATTAATCTCTATCTGAAAAGAATCAGTGCCATTTAAATCAAAATTTGGATGTTTATATCCAATTGATGTGGTTTTATTATATTTTTTTGTATAAATTCCATTTTCTAACTGAGCGCCAGAAATATAAATACCACTAGAACCATCTCCGTAATCTCCCGAAATATCAAAAACAATAGATTGATTTATATTATATGGATCAGATGAAATTTTACCAGTTGTATAAATTGGAGAAGTGACACCAGGCAACGGTCCAAAATCTACTTTAACTAAACATCTACCAGCTTGATTACTATTATTGACAGTATGTTTTACTCTGAACCAGTCATTTTCTATTTTTTTTATTTCTGGGAAATAATAATCTGTTTGAGTATGATTAAATATACCAGTCGCATTCAAATCATAAATAGAAAATCTATCTAAATATTTTTCTGGGGTTCCAGGCAAATACTCTCTACTTTTAATATAAAAAAATCTATAAGAATTTGAATCAGGTTTTTTAACATGTATTGAAAAATTAGTAGCAACAGCATTAGCTTGCCAAGAACTGCTTAATGAAAAATCTGCTCTAATGTATGAATCTATATTGAAATCATCTTTATTTTCAATTGATGAAGATTTTAAACCATTTGTTGGTTGCATCAATTCGCCAGTAATGTCATCAGTTACTGTACAATTATTTTTTGTCCAAGTGTTTGCAGTAAAATTTTCAGAATTACGCAGATAATTATGAGGTGATGATAAATTTCTTTTAGCAGTAATTAAAACATGCACATCAGAATTAAAGTCCACAGTTCCAGCAAGTTCATTTTTTATTGAATAATTAGGTATTAACTTTGAATTGGTTGCTGTTTGATCATCTATTTTATAATGAAGATTTAAATCATCTTTTGTAGCATCTTTATCCCAAGTATTTAAATTAAAAGATTCGATATTATCTAAAAATCTATTTGCAGTAGAAGCTAAATTACCACCTGGATAATTATTAGTGTTTTTATCTTCTTGTGTTGGTGATAATGTAGTTCCAACAATGCCAGCTCCATTAATAGAATTAAAATCTTTAACCCATCCAGCTAATGTAAAATTTGAATCAAAAGTCTCCAATAAATTATCGTCATTACTATATAACATACCGATTTTACTATTAGCCGCATCACCACTAAATCTAATAAAATCTTCGGTTTTAGATGATTGAAATGTTGTATATTTTACAGCTTGAGCATTATTAAATCTTAACTTACATGCAGATATTTTTTTAGTGCATCCATCTTTTTGCCAGTAAGTTGGATTACTTTCTGGATGTTCCCCCTTAGTAGAGTTTTTAACACAAACATACCAATTTTTCATTGTAGTTGGTCTTAAATTTGTCTCCAATTCAGCGCTTAATATAACTTTTGGATTTTCTAAATAAGCTATATTGCCTTGATTATATGTTTTTGTTGGACTCCAAGCGTAATTTGGATTTGAGTCAAGACCATTTAATGGTACATTCTCTGGTACAATGTTAGTTCCAGCAGAATTTACAAAAGGCGTTCCATCCTCTCTTTCAATCGGCAATCCTTTATAATTACATCCTTGACCCCTATACTGCCAATAACAATACTTTGCTAAAATTTTTCTATGATTAACTTCGAAATTCTCCAAATCTAAAGGGGAAGTTAATTCAAATTCAACATAATATTTATTTTCAGTTGTTTTTTGGCCAATAAGATATTCTTCATTACTAATCTCGGCGGTATAATCTTGACTTCCAAATGGATTGCCACCATCAAAATTTAAATCATCTATATATTTTAAAAAAGTTCTTTTTCTAACAAATTTAGCATTTTTAAAATCTTTATTGTTCTGAAGTAGACTTGTAATTAAATAATCTTTATTCGCTATCCTTATTTTTGGCCTTGCTAATTGACCATTTCCATTTATTTCAAAACCTTCTGATTCAAATGGTACAGGTATATATTGAATGTTTTGCCAATATAGATTATTTTCAAAAACCGAACCATTATGAATTGGTATGTATGTTGTAGGTTTATTGATTGTGTCTGGATATATTCTAAAGAATTCCAATATAGCTGTTGGCTGAAAATCCAACAAACTTCTTGCAATTTTATCTTGTCCTTGACCCATATTTAAATTTACACTATTATTGATATAATAATCTAAATGCATGAAAATTAAACAAATATTAGAGAGAAATGAAAATTTAGATAATCATTTTATTAATTTCTGCCTAAGGTCAAAACCTTTTGATTTTTGTTGTTTAAGCTCTAAAACTTTAAGAATAACAAAAATTAATGAATATCTTGATGTCTTATATGAAACATGTAAAATTTTTATTGTTTATAAAAATAATAAAATATTAACATCCGTTTTTATTTCAGAACAACCAGATCATTTAATTGTTGAATTTGTTTTTGGCAATGCAATTGATTTTACATCAAAAGAAGCAATAGATGGATTTCATAAAATTTTAAAATTTGCACAAGAAAAATTTCAAAAATATTATACAATATCAGTAATAGAAAGAGAATTTAAAAAAAATAAATATATCACTTGGATCAAAAGATATGATAAAAAATGCGAAATTTGTTATGAAGATCCAAAAGAAATAAAAATATCTTGGAAATATGAAAGGCTTTGTTGAGATAATTGGAATTAATTCTAGTTTTAAAGAATTAAAAAACGAATCATTTAATAATTGTGAATTAAAATTTAATAATGGAATTCATGAATTAATTTTAAACAATAAAAAATATCTTTTAGATTTAAAAAAGACTTATATTTTATGTGATTATCTAATTTTAGAAGGATTGATTAGTGACGATTCAACCTCTGTTGGTAGAATTTCTTTAAAATTTATTCCAAAAAATCTTGACATTTCTTAGAATTTGCATTAAATTCACTTCAATGAATAAAGCATTACTTATCTATATTATACTACATACTCTTATTCAAACATATATTCACAATAATTAAAAAAAATGTCTACAGTCAAAACTGAATCGGTATATCGTGTTTACGATACAAAAGGTAATTACCACCAATCTTATAGTTGTTTTTTCCCTGACGCTTTTAAATGGGCAAAAAGCTGCGCCAATAGAGTAAACGGAAGGGTGGATCAAATTGATATCAAAAATGGCGAAGAAGTTGTAACAACTATTTTCACTGCTAAAACTGAAAAATAAAAATTAAAAAACAAGCTTTATTCTTTTAATAAACCTCACTATTTTTAGTGAGGTTTATTTTTATATATTTAAAATTTTATGTGTAATTAAATTTATAATGGAACCCGAAAAATCCTTATTAAAAGAATTTATAAATGGCGGCTGGGTAATACCTTTAATTGGAGCCGCAGCAATGATTGCACGATTACTATCTACAGATAGAGAATTAAAAATTGTAGAACAGTTTAAGAAAATATTAAGTGCTGCTATTGCCTCTGGTATAGCTTGGTTTATTCTTGAACAAACTGATATTTCTAGCTTATACAAAGCAATTACTTATGGGATTATAGGTGTTATTTCTCCAGAGATAATCAATGGTATCATTACATTAGGCAAAAGCTTTGAAAAGAACCCAACTAAATACATTAAAAAGTAAAACTTTTTAGTGTAATTTAAAAAGAATAGACATAATTTAGTTTATGCAATTTGGTTGTACCAATAATTTTTTATGGCAAATAATTTTAGAGTTAAAAATTTAAATGCAAATACTGGCAATTTTCAAGAAATTTATATTTCTGGATCTCTAGTTTCTTTGTCTAGTAGTAATAATGTATTATTAACTGGTACTCAATTTATTAGAGGGCAAAAACATTTTGAATTTCCAATACGATACACAGGAAATAATAATAATTTATCTGGGCAATTTCCCTTTATTGGGGGTGGTATATCCAATTTTTCGAGCGGCAATTATTCCTTTGTCGGCGCTGGACAATTAAACGAATCACGGGGCGAATCTTCAGCTATCGCTGGCGGCTACGATAATATACTCAATGGACAATATTCGTTTATCGGCGGCGGTTATATTAACGAACTAAACGGAGAAGGTGGAGTTATCGCTGGTGGTAGCAATAACCAAGCTTTTAATACTAATTCTGTAGTCGTTGGCGGTAACGGTAATCGAGCTTCTGGCAGTAATTCAATCGTTTGCGGAGGCTCAAGCAACGAAGCGCAGAATTTGCTTGGTGGAGCTTTCGTTGGCGGCGGTAACAGCAATCGAGCGGTATCGCATCGCTCGGCGGTCGTTGGAGGCGCATCTAACTTATCGAGCGGCAATTATTCCTTTGTCGGCGCTGGACAATTAAACGAATCACGGGGCGAATCTTCAGCTATCGCTGGCGGCTACGATAACTTAATAAATGACGCTTATTCATTCATCGGCGGCGGTTATATTAACGAAGTAAACGGAGCTTATTCAGTTATCGCTGGTGGACAAGGCAATCGATCTTTTAGCAGTAATTCTGTAGTCGTTGGCGGCAACAGTAATCGAGCTTCTGGCGAGAATTCAATCGTTTGCGGAGGCTCAAGCAACGAAGCGCAAAACATAAATGGTGGAGCTTTCGTTGGCGGTGGGAACAGCAATCGAGCGGTGTCATACCGATCAGCGGTCGTTGGAGGCGTGTCCAACTTATCGAGCGGAAATTATTCGTTTGTAGGCGCTGGACAAATAAACGAATCACGGGGCGAAGTTTCAGCTATCGCTGGCGGCTACGATAACTTAATAAATGACGCTTATTCATTCATCGGCGGCGGTTATATTAACGAAGTAAACGGAGCTTATTCAGTTATCGCTGGTGGACAAGGCAATCGATCTTTTAGCAGTAATTCTGTAGTCGTTGGCGGCAACAGTAATCGAGCTTCTGGCGAGAATTCAATCGTTTGCGGAGGCTCAAGCAACGAAGCGCAAAACATAAATGGTGGAGCTTTCGTTGGCGGTGGGAACAGCAATCGAGCGGTGTCATACCGATCAGCGGTCGTTGGAGGCGTGTCCAACTTATCGAGCGGAAATTATTCGTTTGTAGGCGCTGGACAAATAAACGAATCACGGGGCGAAGTTTCAGCTATCGCTGGCGGCTACGATAACTTAATAAATGACGCTTATTCATTCATCGGCGGCGGTTATATTAACGAAGTAAACGGAGCTTATTCAGTTATCGCTGGTGGACAAGGTAATCGATCTTTTAGCAGTAATTCTGTAGTTGTTGGCGGTAACGGCAATCGAGCTTCTGGCGAGAACTCTATCGTTTGCGGAGGCTCAAGCAATCAGGCGCAGAATTCGCTTGGTGGCGCTTTCGTTGGTGGTGGAAATAGCAATCAAGCGGTGTCATACCGATCAGCGGTTGTCGGAGGCACATCCAACTTATCGAGCGGAAATTATTCTTTTGTCGGCGCTGGAGGACTGAACGAATCTCGTGGTTCTTATTCTGCCATCGCTGGTGGCTACGATAACTTAATAAATGGCACTTATTCATTCATCGGCGGCGGTTACATTAACCAGATTGATGGAACTAATGCAGTTATCGCTGGTGGAGAAAGCAATCGATCTTTTAGCAGTAATTCTGTAGTTGTTGGCGGTAACGGCAATCGAGCTTCTGGCGAGAACTCTATCGTTTGCGGAGGCTCAAGTAATCAGGCGCAGAATTCGCTTGGTGGCGCTTTCGTTGGTGGTGGAAATAGCAATCAAGCGGTGTCATACCGATCAGCGGTTGTCGGAGGCGCATCCAACTTATCGAGCGGAAATTATTCTTTTGTCGGCGCTGGACAACTGAACGAATCAAGAGGTACAGCCTCAGCCATCGCTGGTGGCTACGATAACTTAATAAATGACACTTATTCATTCATCGGCGGCGGTTACATCAATATAGTTTCCAATACTTATTCTGTTGTTTGTGGCGGTTATGATAATGAAGCATATAAAACATCATCTTTTATCGGTGGTGGATATGAAAATTGGTCTAGTGGAGATTATTCATTTATAGGCGGTGGTCGGGATCATAGAGCAAGTGGAGATTATTCATATATTGTCGGGGGTAGAAAAGGCATGATTGCATCGAGTGATATTGGTGCGGCGGTTTTTGCGGATGGACAAGATAGAAATCACATTTCAAAAGGCTCTCATACTTGTTCTTTAGATTTTGTAAATGGAGTTTTTCTTAGACTGCCAACATTTTCTGGGCCAAGTACTGGTATTGGTAATATAGGGGAATTAAAAGTCAGTGGTACATTTTTATATGTTGCTACAGGCGCTAATCAATGGGGTAGAGTTTCATTATCAAGTTTTTAAATATTATTAACAATGCCTTATCTTAACCATAATATCCCAACAATCACATGTTTGATAAGAAATGAATATCTTTTTAATCATGAAAAGGGGTATGGTGAATACACTTCATGCGATGTTCATTCTGTAGCTTCAATTGAGAAAAGGGTTCCACTTTTTGAAGCATTTTTAACAAATGGAGTAAACTGGACTCGCCGCCCAATTACCGCCTTTTGTTGGAAAGAATGTGATCCAGTACCACTAGAACATGCAATGTATTGGGATTGTTTCAGTCCATATGTTGATGTTCAAGTAAGAACAAGATTAAAAGGGTTAAAGGCTAAACTCATCAATCCAAAGGGGCAAAAGGAATGGGGTGAATATATGTTCACTTTAGATTGGGGCTGGGAAAATAAATCAATTCTAGATACTAATTTCTCCGAAACTGCAGAACATAAATGCGCTCATTTATTCAAAATGGATAATGGTAATTTTTATGCTTACCCTAATAATAGAATCATATGGCATGATGATGCTTGGGTGGACACACCAATTGATAAAAACCCAGGATATAAAATAGATTTAAATACATATAGCGTTGAAAATAAAAGAGTTCAATATACAGACTATAGCTATATGACAGAATTTACAAATGGACCTCAGAAAACAAATACTACAGGAATTATTTGATAAAACTATTGTAAAACTCGCCCCAAGTCAAATTAATAATGCTGGAGTTGGTGTTTTTGCAATGAGCGAAATCGAAAAAGAAGATATTGTATTCGCTACAAATACGAATAAATTTATTCAGTGGTTTGAGATTGAAGGAATTGAGCAAAATATAAGTCGCTACATTAAACAAATGTGCAATCACAATGAACATGGATTTTGGATAGATTGTCCAGTAAATAAAATTAGCCCATCTTATTATGTAAATCACTCCGAAGAACCTAATTTATATCATGATTTAATTACCGATACTTATTACGCCATCAAAAATATTGAAATTGGTGAAGAACTAACATGTAAATATCTTCCAGAAGAGGTCGATTGGGTGTAATAATCTTTGATGAGTGCCGCATATACTGGAATAACTATTGAACAAAGAGCTTGCTATGATTTAACGCTCACTATTCAGCAAAATGGTGGAATTTATAATTTGAGTGGAGTTACTCTTACTGGTCAAATTCGTAGAAATTTTGATGATGCTTTACAGGCAGTTTTTAAAACTGAAATTCTTAGCGTACCAAGTGGTATTGCAAAAATTAGTTTAGATGGTTCACAAACACAAAATCTTGATTTAGCTCCTTCTTATTGGGATCTATATGCAGATAAATCTGGACAATGTTCAGATAGATTGTTGTCTGGCCCTGTTTATATTGTTAAAAATACTACAAAATGAGTGATATAACTATATCTGTAATCCAACCTCCATCGACGACAATTAATGTTGGCGTGGATGAAACCACACTTATTCAAGCTGGAATAGGTTTACCGCCGCATTCAGTTACTCATATAAGTGGTGGAAGTGATGAAATTAATCATAATTTACTTGGTGGATTACAAGGTGGATCTGGAAATGAGTTTTATCATCTTAACTCTGGACAATATTTTAATTTAGTTACTGGTGACATTGTGCGCCCAACTGAAACTGGGCAATTTTATCCAAATTCAAATCCTTCTGGTTTCATTACTGGTGTTGATTTGTCTAATTACGCAACAACTGATTATACAACTGGCATTAGCGGAGATTTACAAAATCAAATCAATAACTTAAATAATGAAACTGGAGACTACGTTTTAAAAACAGAAACTGGTAATTTTATCACTAACTTTCAAACTGGAGAATTTTATTCAAATAGCAATCCTTCGGGTTTTATAACGGGTGTTGATTTATCTCATTATGCAACAATTGATTATACGACTGGCATTAGCGGAGGTTTACAAAATCAAATCACTAATCTCAATAATAATACTGGATTCTATGTCTTAAATTCACAAACTGGTATTTTTTACCCAACTAGTAATCCTAGTGGATTTATTACTGGAGTTGATCTTTCTTTTTATGCTACCCAAAATTATGTAACAGGTGTTAGCGGCCACCTTCAAGGGCAAATTACGACTTTAAATTCTCAAACAGGTTCTTTTTATCCAAATAGCAATCCATCTGGATTTATCACTGGAATCAGTAATTTAGTTTTTACTACTGGTAATCAAAGTATTTCTGGTATTAAAACCTTTAACAATAATTTAATAGTTAATGGAAACGATTTATTTGTTAATACTTCAAGTAATCGCGTTGGTATTCGTACAGCTTCACCTACTGCAGAATTAGATGTTAATGGAAGCGGAATTTTTAGAAGTGGTTTAAATGTTAATGGAACACTTTCAGTTAATAATTCTTATTTTGACGGTGCGCTTTGGCAACCTAATCAATTAGATGGTTATGTCGCTATAGCTGATTTCGATGCTATTAATTATATAGAAGTAAATGATTTAGGTGTTACCTTAGAAGCGTCAAGTAAATCTTTTCAAGTATATGCTCCAACTAGAATGCATTATGCGCTCACTGGCACTACTGGAAGATTTACTTCAATAGTTGAAGCTCCTAATTTAGTTTATAATACTGGTAATCAAACTATCGGTGGGGCAAAAACTTTTTCTAATAATTTAACAGTTAATGGTGGTGATTTATTTGTCAATACTTCTAATAATAGAGTAGGTGTAAATACCATTACCCCAACAGCGAGTTTAGATGTTAATGGAACTGCTTTATTTAGAAGTGGGTTAAACATTAGTGGTGCTAGACCAACTTTTAATTCAACAGGGATTCTTTTAAGTGGAGAAGCAACAACACAAACTTATGTAACAGGAATTAGTGGTAGTTT